GATAAGCCAGGAGAGGAGGCAGTTAAATCTGTAGTTGATTTGTTCTCTCCCAATAAAGTTAAAATATGTAAACTACATAGGAAGGATGCAGGTGATATGCTTATGGCTGGTCAGATTGCTAACTTCACTAGACAGTGGTGGGATGCAAAGATCTACACACCTGATGGTATTGTATCTGGTTTGGATACGTGGGATATTCTTATGGAGGATATTGAAGTTGAGTCCATACCTTACCCCTGGTCAAGCCTTAATGATTTAACATATGGCTTTAGACAAGGTGAGTTAGTAACAATCACCAGTGGTTCAGGTATGGGTAAGTCGCAGATGACTAGAGAATTAGAACACTACCTACTTAAAACTACCACTGATAAGATTGGTATCCTAGCTTTAGAGGAGACATCAAAGGTAACTACTCTAGGTGTTATGTCAGTTGAGGCTAACCTACCCTTACACCTTAAGGTAAAAGACATACCAGAGGAGGAATTAAGAGGTTATTGGGAGAATACTTTTGGCCAGGGTAGAATAGAATTGTTTGACCACTTCGGTTCCACTAGTGAGTCTAACTTATTAAGTAAGATACGTTATCTTATTAAAGGTTTAGATTGTAAGTGGATTATTCTAGACCATCTATCTATTGTAGTGTCAGACCAGGAAGGTTTCTTAGATGAGAGAAAACAAATTGATAGTGTGATGACTAAGCTTAGACAGTTAGTGGCCGAGACTGGGATAGGTATGTTCCTTGTTTCTCATCTACGTAGACCGATGGGTAAGGGACACGAAGAAGGTAGTCAGATTAGCCTATCAGAGCTACGTGGTTCAGCTTCTATTGCACAACTATCTGATATTGTTATTGGTTTAGAACGTAATCAGCAAGCAGAAGATGAGCTATCACGTAACACAACTACAGTTAGAGTCCTAAAGAATAGATTTAGTGGACTCACTGGGCCAGCAACTACCTTGCAATATGATAAGAATACTGGTAGAATGAAGGAACAACAACTGGAGTTTTAATTATGAAGATTGTATTAGATATAGAAGCTAACGGTCTACACCCTGATAGGATATGGTGTATCGTGGCTAAGGAGTTAGAGAATGGCGGAACAAGTAGTGTATTTTTGGCTGATGAAATTAGCAGGTTTGGTGATTGGTGTAGGGATAATAGTGTATCTACTATTATTGGGCATAATGTTTTGGGATATGACATCCCAGTTATGGAAAGACTTATACCTAACTTTAACTGGAGGCAAGGGGAGGTCGAAGATACGTTAGTTATGTCTCGACTTGCTAACCCACAGAGAGAAGGTGGTCATTCACTGGACAGCTGGGGTGAGAGATTATTATTTCCTAAAGGTGAACACAGTGAGTGGAATAAATTTAGTTGGGAGATGGTGGAGTATTGTCAAAGAGATGTAGATGTAACAGCTAAAGTTTATGAACAGTTGAAGATAGAACTTGATGGCTTCAGTAGTGAAAGTGTAGCATTAGAGCATCAAGTTGCACGTATAATTCATCAACAGGTTGAGAATGGTTGGACATTAGATGAGAAAAAAGCATACATATTATTAGGAGAATTAAGACAGAAGTTATTCAAAGTTGAGCAAACAGTAAGAGAAAAATTTAAACCTTTACCTGTGTTTGTTCCTCTTAATCATCCTGGTGATAAGTGTTATAATAAAGATGGTAGTGTTGCTAAAAGATATCAGAACCAATTAGATAAAGGTGCTCATTTTAACAAGAAAGGTGAGTGGGGTTGTATTACCTACCCTTTATTTAACCTAGGTAGTAGACAACAGATAGGTAAATACCTTCAACATTTTGGTTGGAAACCTAAACAGTTTACTGATAAAGGAAGTGTGATTGTTAATGAGGCTGTGTTATCTGGTGTTGATATCCCTGAGGCTAAGATGATAGCTGAGTATCTTATGTTACAGAAGAGAGTAGCACAGGTACAGAGCTGGGTTGATGCAGTAGAGATTGATGGCAGAGTACACGGTTATGTTAATCCAATTGGTGCAGTGACTGGTCGTATGACACATAGTTCACCCAACCTGGCTCAAGTACCAGCTAGTTATTCTCCTTATGGTAAGGAGTGTAGAGAGGTTTGGACTGTACCTAAAGGTAAGTGCCTGGTAGGTATGGATGCCAGTGGTTTAGAGCTACGTATGCTGGCACATTATATGAATGATAAGGAGTACACTAATGAAGTATTACACGGAGATATACACACAGCAAATCAAGTGGCTGCAGGACTTCAATCAAGAGATTCGGCAAAGACTTTCATCTACGCATTCCTGTATGGTGCAGGGGATGAGAAAATCGGGAGTATCGTTGACGGAAGCAGAGCAGATGGTAAGAGACTTAAGGCAAAGTTCCTTGATAATACGCCATCACTTAGAACTCTACGAGAACGAGTTGTCACGGCTTCTGGGAGAGGCTATCTCAAAGGACTTGATGGCAGAAGAATCTGGGTTAGGTCCTCACACTCCGCACTTAACACTCTCTTGCAGGGGGCAGGTGCAATAGTTATGAAAAAAGCCTTGACAATATTAGAAAAGGATGCTAATATAAAGGATATAGGATACAAATTTATAGGAAATATACACGATGAAATACAAACTGAAGTTAATGAAGAACAGGCTGAGATATTTGGGAACCTTGCTGTTATGGCAATCCAAAAAGCTGGTGAAGAACTTAATCTCAACTGTCCGTTGGATGGTGAATACAAAATAGGAGAGAGTTGGAATGAAACACACTAATTTAGTAGAGGATATATACAACTTAGCTGAGACAAAAAGCCATCCAGCTAGGGTAGACGCAGAGAAAGTAATCAAAGACTTTGGTTCTAATATGGAGACTATCCTACGTGAGTGGATATATCCTACCTGGGATGGTGAAGTACGTACACTACGTATGTCTAATATCGGACACTCTGACCGTAAGTTGTGGTATAAACACCGTAAGATTAAAGGTGAAAAATTAAGAGCACCTACTCTTATTAAGTTTCTTTATGGTCATCTGATTGAAGAGATGATACTAGCTTTAGTTAAACTATCTGGTCACGAGGTTAGTGCTGAACAGAAGAAGGTAGAAGTTGAAGGTATTAAAGGTAGTATGGACTGTAAGATTGATGGTGTTTTAACTGATGTTAAGTCTACATCTACCTTTGGTTTTAAGAAGTTTAAGTTTAATGAGATAGAAAAGGATGACCCCTTCGGTTATATCGACCAGATTAGTGGTTATGGCCACGCTGAGGGTGCAGATGTAGCACAGTTCTTAGCGATGGATAAACAGAATGGTCACTTAACTGTTACCCCTGTGGATTTAATTGATAAGGATGTAGTAAAAAGAATTAAACATATTAAGGAGATGGTTAAGGATGAGAACATACCAGACTTCTGTTATGAATTAGTACCTGATGGTAAGTCAGGCAATATGAAACTACCAGTAGGTTGTTCTTACTGTGAGTATAAGAAGGAGTGTTACCCTAAGATGAGAGCATTCGCTTATTCAAGTGGCCCTAGGTTTTTGGCTGTTGTAAATAAAGAACCAAACGTACAGGAGATAAAGATATGATTGAGTATAAAGTAATTGCATCAGATATTAGAAACTTTGAAAAGGAAGTTAATAGAGCACTAAAAGATGGTTGGGAATTACACGGTAGTCCTACATCAGTTGATCAGCGTATGATACAGGCCCTAACTAAAGAAATTAAAACAACTACTAAGAGCAAGAAGTAATGGAGTGGCAATACAGAGGAATGGTAGATAAGGAGGGAACACACTCTGTCCGTCAGGTCTTTTATAAGGACGGGGCTATAGCTAGTTTCTCTGCTGAGCCAGTGCCTGCTATTGGACTCTCGGAAGATGAGTTAATAACTGATGTGGCTATGATGCTTGAAGGTTTAAAACAACCTTTTCTTTTAGAGGGAGATTTTATACCTGAAGGTAGTGAAGATACCTTTACTTTTATACACGAAGATGAAAACAAATACCACTAACTATCGTAATAAATTTGAGGCTGCAGTAGCAGAGAAATTAACCAAAGATTGGAAGTATGAACCTTACGGTGTGCCTTATATTGTTAAGAAGAAATACATCCCTGACTTTGTTAGAGGTAACTATCTAATAGAGTGTAAGGGATATTTTAGAGTAGGAGATACACAGAAGTATAAAGCAGTAAGGGACTCGCTAGTAACACAGGAACTAATCTTTATTTTATATAATGAAAAGAAGAAAGTTAGGAAGGGAGCCAAGCTGAATATGAGTGAGTGGTGTGATAAGGAAGGGTTCAAGTGGTTTACTTTAGATACTATTAAGGAGTTAAAAGAATGGATAAGACAGACAAAATAAATCCAGACCACTATAAGCAGGGTAATATTGAGGTGATTGATTTCATCCTAGACCAGAGGTTTAATTATTTAGAGGGCAACATAATCAAATATGTCTCTAGATATAAAACTAAGAATGGCCTTGAAGATTTAGAGAAGGCCAGTTGGTATCTTAGTAAACTAAAACAAAAGGTAAAAGATTATGCCATTACTTCTTGAAGAACTAAAGGAAAGGATAGCCCTTGTTTATGATGTGTGTTTGATATGTGATGTGTTGGATATTGAACCAGAGGAAATACTAGATAGGTTTGAAGATAAACTAGTAGATAACTTAGAGATGTTTAAGGATGTAGATGAAGAATAGAAGAGTATTAATTAACTTAGGTTCAGGTGCTCTTGGTGATACTGTTGCTTGGATACCACAGATTGAAGAGTACAGAAAGATTACTGGATATGATGTGGTAGTTGTATCTAAGTTAGGTTCTTTATTTAAGAAGTCTTATCCTGACTTAACCTTTGATTGGAACGCTATACCTAAGACTACAGATATTTATTTTAATATTGGTTATGGTTTAGATGATAGACATAAGAGCATACCTTTACAACAAGTGGCCTGTATGACTTTCAATATACCATACAAAGAGATTAAACCTAAGATAGATATATCTAAGAAGTTTAAGAAGAGAAATAAGAAGTACGTATGTATAGCTACTCAGTCTACAGCTCAAGCTAAGTATTGGAATAATGACCAGGCCTGGCAGGTAGTTGTTGATTACCTTAACTCTAGAGGTTATGATGTTATAGATATAGATAAGGATAAGTTCTGGTGTGGTAATAAGATACCTAATAATGTAATAGATAAGACAGGTGATGAACCATTAAAGGACAGAGTTAAGTTACTCGCTGGTTGCGATATGTTTATTGGTTTAGGTAGTGGCCTATCGTGGCTAGCGTGGGGTGTAGGTGTACCAGTTATATTAATATCAGGTTTCTCTGCACCATACACTGAGTTTGATTGTCACAGAATTGATGCACCTAAAGATAAGTGTAGACACTGCTTCAATAAGTTTAAGTTTGATAACTCTAATTGGAACTGGTGTCCCAGTAAAGATAAAGAAGAACAGTTTGAATGTACTAAGTATATAGAACCACAAGAGGTACTAAAAGCTATTGATGATATAAGGAATAAAGATGCGTAAAGAATACAACGATGGGTTTATGGATGCAGTACAACTACATAACGAAGGTAGATTAACCTATACTACAGAGGTGGTAGAGGATGGTATAGAGTTGATTACTATTGAGGTGACAGATGAATAAGGAAGTATATGTAAAGAAACGTAGTGGTGAGTTAGAGCTACTGGACTATGATAAGATTCACCTAATGTTATCTCAGTGTGCTGAGGGTTTGAATGTATCTGTATCTGATGT